AGTGTCGATGGCCTTCTTCAAGGCAGTCACGATCACATGGCGCTGTGCGCGGCGTCCAAAGTAAGCATGTCCGTTCTCGCGGCTTCCGCTCACCGACACCCAGCAGTTCATTTCCGTTGGCAGAGTCTCGCCTGGGAAGTCAGTGCTGTTGAAATAATCCTTCCTAAATTCCTTGACGTTGAAGCTGCTGCGCCTGGTGTTGAACAGGAGCATACCGCGTGGGTAGCTCAGAGGATCTGGAGCATCTAGATCCTTGGTGTTGTTGGTCAGCAATTCCGAGATAGGAGTGATCGTATCATTGACCACATCCATGGTCGTGCTGCCCATGAAACGAGCATCTGCGAACAGTATGCCATTCTCAGTGGTTTGATCAGTGACGTCGATCTTGACCCACTTGTCTTCACCGTTGACCACGCTCCAGCGATTGATCACTGGATAATTCTCGAGGTCTGAGGTATCGATCCAGAGGTCACCATATACCAAGTTGGTTCCATCGCTCTGTGTGGTCGGTTGTATCACTGAGAAGATAGGACCGTTTGGATCAGTGTTGCTGAGATTGAAACCACGGGCATCAACGCTGACGTTCCTATAACCCTTCCAATCGTTACCATCATGGACCATGATGTCAGCTTCGCCGAGCTCACCCCAATACCATTTGGTCTTGTTGGCTGGATTCTGCCCTGGAGCATTGGTGCTAGCAGTATAGGTAGTCACACCCCAATTTGATACGGTGATTTGACCATTCGCACCTAATCTGCAGAAATCATTGCTAGAAGTTATACCAGCATCTGCTAACGGAGTGCCCTGACCCAACACATCCTTGAGATCGAGAACACCGCCTGCGGTGTGATAGATCGTGATCGAACCATCAGTGTTGATCTGGGCTGATACATAGGTCAAACCAGCTGACAACACGTCAGACACGAAACTAGCAGAAGTAGTACCACTCATCGATACTGTCGTAGCTGAACTCATGCTGTCTGAATTTGGACTGCTGTATTTGATCGTGAACTTGTTGCCTGCGGTGAATCCTGGAGAAGTATCAGTTCCAGTCACAGCAGTAACACCAGTCTTCAACCTGTTGAAGATCTTGTAGGTCACTGTGTCATTGTTGCTGACATCGTATTGGACATAGACGCTGCCCACTGGGATACCTGAACCACCACGTAGCGGATCATAGGCCTTGTTAGCAGCAGCATCGATGTTATACAATGGAGCACCAAGAAGCTGCCATGATGATGTCAAGGTGTTATACCTCTTGACAGCAAAGCTAGCACCAAAGTTAGCAGCAGTGGTCTTGACCCATATCGATCCCGTAGGACGGGGCTCTGAATCATTGGTCTTCCAGTTAGGAACCACCGTGTGCTTGCTGATCTGCACTGCTGGCCTGTAGTAATGACCAGGCTCTATTCCCAGCGTGGTCAATGGTGAACCACTGTCATTGGCGATCAAGATGCTGCCGTCTGCGGTGCTTCCATCGCTAGCTGCCATGTCATCAGCGTAGATCACTAGCTTGCCATTTACCTTTGAGGCTGTGACACCTGTGATAGCAGCGGTATTGATATCGCTGACCAAGCTATCTACTGAGCTGCCTGTCAGGATGACGATCGTGCCGTTGATGGATATGCTGGTAGTAGGAGACAGTCCTGGATTAGTAACCGAACCTTGGATCGTTGGCCAGCTAACCATCCAATCTTCAGATCCAACCAACACCCATTCGTTGCTGTTGTTCTTATAATAGACTGGATTAGCACTATTGGTGGTTACTACAGCATACTGGCCCTTCTGACCGATGCTGACCTTGGGAACACCTCCCGAGAGATCATCGGTGCTGGTTATGATCAATGGAAGGATGGGCATGAAATCTTGTTCAGTGCTGCTCCATTCAAACACACCAAGCCTAGATGGCATGAGATCTAACCAATAAGTGCCATCATCTGGTGCTGCTAGTGGACGAGCATTCAAGCTGATCAATTCTCCTAGATCAACGTTTGCCCTAATCACATAAGCCCTGTTGGTAACGCCCAGCAAGCTGTAAAGAGTCATCAATCCATATTCGTTGAGCTCATAACCTGCGATAGGAGTGCTGTTAGTATTCGTATAAAACTTTGGTGTGCCAAACGTAGTGAGCACATCACGCTGGCTGGTCAATACATACAGCGAACTAGCGTTTGCTGCCGTGGTTCCCGCTGCTATAGTGCCGCTGCTGGTCACTTTATCCTGTGTTGTCGCTACCAAAACCAGAGGAACGGTGCTTGCTGAGTTT